ATACATTTAGTTTCAATGAAAGTGATATTGTGCGTAGCAAGATACTGAAATTCATCATTAAGAGGTTAGAAGAGACCAAATAGGTGTAAGTAGAATTTACTACTTAACTTATTATAATAAAAAGAATGAATCACATATTTTGTTTTAACTGTGGGAACAAGATTCAATACAATCTATCCAAGCCCAATTTCTGCACAAGTTGTGGTACTTCTCTGAAGACGGGCGAATCCTCTGCTTCATTGGCTGCCCCCACCAAGCAAATTAAAAATAATAAAATCCAACCACTCTCCGAAGATGAGACAGATGCAGAATTCGTGCCTAATATTGATAGGATAGAAGTGGAAACCGAACAATTTGGTGGTTCATTCACTATAGGTTCTCTGGCAGGAGAGAAAACTCAACCAGACTTCAAAGAGAAAAGCACTTACGATATCGATGAGTTCACTAAATAATGTCAGACAAGAAAATATACGAAGACTTTTCGGATCTGATAAACATAGCCATCAAAAGACAAAGGTCTAGGTGGCGATTAGACGCAGTCAAATGGTTTGACTTCGAAGATGTAGAACAGGTAATCAAATCTCACATATATGTCAAATGGCACATGTGGGATCAAGAACGTCCAATCGAGCCGTGGCTAAATAGAGTTATAACAAACAAAATGTGGAACCTCATAAGAAACCATTACGGCTCTTATGTTAAGCCCTGCGTTTACTGTCAATACGCTAGAGATATGAACTGTTTGTTCACGCCATCCGGGTCTCAAGACACAACATGTGCAGAATACGCAAAATGGGCAAAGAAAAAGAAATATGGCTTAGAACTTAAGACCGCAACCTCTATTGAAGAAGCTCAGATTCAAGTCGGGAGTAAAATGGATGATTACATCGACTATGAACATTATTTTAAAAAATTAGACGTGTTTATGAAGAAAAAGTTGTCTGAGCAACATTATACGGCTTACAAGATGATTTTTTTTGAAAAATACACAGAAGAGGAGGTCGCCCTATTTATGGGTTACAAAATAAGTGCTTCGAATGCAAAATTAGGATACCGACAGGTGAAAAACCTAAAACGCAAGTTTTACGAGGTAGCAGCTGGTATAATCAAAGAACAAGATATTTTTGGACATGAAACTGACAAATGAACAAGAAGGGTTCCTAAGGGAGAATTCAAGTAAAATACTGGACCTGATCGAGCTAACTAGAAAATGTTTCGACGATGACAGCTTAGACGGGAGATCCAAGGAGGGCCGTTCCGTCCGGAAGTTTTTGTCTGAGAACGGAATTACTTACAAGACCACTAGGCGCAAACCAGCTAAAAAAATTGAATTCACAGAGCAACAAAAGGAATTCATTATGGGTCAGGCTGAAGATGGCCTCTCATCACTTGAAATTGCTAAATTGATCTTTCCGGAGAAGGATATAAGACCTCTAAGTAACGAACAGCGTCAAGTCTTAACGCATATTCAAGAAACCAACCCTGATTTTTTGCCATCTCAGGACGGAGGTGCCGTAAATGACTATTCTGCTCCTAAAAGCTCCAGCAGGATTGTAAAAAAAATAAATGACTCAACAGGCATAGGTCTAGATGACTCTAAACTAAATAGGCAGAAGCAAATTTGCGTCAACAAACTGGGAATCAACCTGAGCAACAGCCGATTCTTAAAAATAATAAATAACTATTTAAACAAACAGGACCGTGAACTGTTTGAGCAGGAGTTCATTCGTCTCACTTGGGATAAGCCTGATTTGACCGCTGACGAGCTTAACCTGTATTTGAATGTCTGTAAGGAGGTTATCAACCTAGAGGTCGTCTCAGCGCATCTGAACAAGCTTAACGAGATGTTTGACGTTGCTGATGACCAAACCGAGATGACTGTCCGGCTGGCGGAGATTATTAAAGCAAAATCACAAGAATATCATCAATGTGAGACCCGTATTGAGAATTTAACGAAAAAGCTCCAAGGAGACCGTGCGGAGCGAATGAAGAAGAATCAAAAAGACCATGCCTCATTTCTAGCCATCGTTCAGATGTTTCAAGAAGAAGAGGAGCGTCAAACCATGATAAGAATGGCCGAAATGCAAAAAAAGGTAATAAAGGAAGAGGCCGAGCGTTTAGAAGGTATGGCGGAGTGGAAAGCCCGTGTATTAGGAATTAGCCAAGATGATGCAATTTGAATGTAAGGAATGTGGCAAAGAGTTTGGTAGTCAACGTAGCCTACACACCCACATAAAGGCTCATGATATGTTCATGGGAGAATACTACGTCAAGCACTACTCACGAAAGGACAAACTTACGGGCAAGCCTATAGAGTTCAAGAATGTAAAGCAATATTTTTCATCCAATTTTAATCGCCCTGCAAATATGTTGAAGTGGTGCGATACAGCACCTAAACATGAGGCAAAGGAGTTTGTATTGGAAGAGCTTAAAAAAAGACTTGAGGAAAAGGAGCTTAGCCTAGCTCCATCTAGTCTATATTTAAAAACTGCTAAACTTCCTACCCTTGATATCATCAAGGATCTATTTGGCAGTTATGGTCTTTTATGTAAAGAGCTAGGGGTGGAGCCAGCGTACAAGGAGAAATTGTGCGATGAATTTTTTGAGGATTATAATGATGCAGATATCTGTATTGATACTAGGGAGAACAAACCCTTGAAGTTCAGCAAATCTCAGAGCATGAAGTTAGATTTTGGGGATTACACATTAACCCCTAATACATACACTTTTACACATGTAGAAAGAAAATCCTTTAATGACTTCGCTACCACTGTCACCAATGGACATGATAGGTTTCTCAGGGAGCTTGATCGGTGCAAGAGTGTTGGATGTTATATGTTTATTGTAGTCGAGACCAACTTCAGTAAACTTGGAAAGACTAATAATTTCGCATACAAAAGGTTCAATCTTGATTATGTGTTTAACAAGATGAGGAGTATCGAAGCTCAATACGCTGACTGCTGCCAGTTTGTATTTAGCGGGTCTAGGAAAGATAGTCAGGAACTTATACCAAAAATTCTTTGTTTAGGCAAGAAGTTATGGAGAGTTGACCTGCAGTACTTTTGGAATAAAATTTTAGAAAAAAATGAGTTGGACAGAGGGGAACCAGAAGCTTTACAAGAAGTTTCAGAACATAAACCAAGAAATACTTTCAAAAGAAGGTTATATCGAAGAAGGCGAGGCTAAGCTTCTTTTATATAAGTTTCTCAGAGAGAATCCGTCTTTTACATCTGAATTATTCACAGGTGTAAAATTATTTCCGTTTCAGCATATGGCTATTAAGTCCATGATGGAAACTGACTACTTCTTAGGGATATGGAGCCGGGGTATGAGTAAATCATTCTCTACTGCTGTATTTGCCATACTCGATGCTATAATGAACCAAGGTGTTCAAATAGGTATTATCTCCAAGTCTTTCCGGCAATCCAAGATGATATTCAAAAAGATAGAAGATATAGCTAAAAGTCCCAAGGCTGAATTTTTATCCCAGTGTATCACAAGGACATCCAAAATGAATGATGAGTGGGTGATGGAGATAGGTAGGAGTAGTATAAGAGCTTTGCCTCTGGGCGATGGTGAGAAGTTGCGTGGTTTTCGATTCCAACGAATGATTATTGATGAGCTTCTACTTATGCCTGAGAAGATATACAACGAGGTGATCATGCCGTTCCTGTCTGTGGTAGAAAACCCTACTGAGAGGCAGGAGGTTTACGATGTAGAAACCAAGATGATTGAAGAAGGGGAGATGACCGAGGAAGATAGAACTCGTTGGCCCAATAACAAAATCATAGGTTTGTCATCTGCCTCTTACAAGTTTGAGTATTTGTTTAAGCTGTACCAACAGTACGAGTCACTCATAGTCAATGAGAATAAACAAGATGGCGCTCATAGGGTTATTATGCATTTTAGTTACGACTGTGCGCCCCCTCAGTTGTATGATCAGAACTTAATTAACCAATCCAAGTCTACAATGAGCCAAGCTCAGTTTGACCGAGAGTTCGGGGCTTTATTTACAGACGACAGCTCAGGGTATTTTAAAGTTAGCAAAATGGCAGGTTGTACTTTGCCAGATGGAGAAGGTCAGTGTGTTGAAGTTGTAGGAGACCCTAAGTCCAAATACATACTAGCATTTGACCCTTCTTGGTCCGAGAGTGAAAGCTCAGACGACTTTGCTATGCTTTTGATAAAGGTCCACCCGGAAACCCGAAAAGGGACTGTAGTGCATAGCTACGCCGTTTCTGGGACCAGCCTACAAAGTCACATAAAATACATGGCTTACCTGCTAATGAACTTCAACATAGAAATGGTGGTAGGTGACTACAATGGAGGTTTGCAATTTCTCAATGCTTGCAATGAAAGTGGGACATTCAAAAAATTGAATTTAGAGATGACTCAAGTTGATGCTGAGTTGGACAATCAAAAGGAGTATGCTAAGAATTTGCGGAAATTAAAGAACAACATAAACAAAAAGGAAAGAAAGTTTGTGTTCTTGAGAAAGCCTAGCTCTGTATGGATAAGGTTCGCTAACGAGAATTTACAGGCTGCATTCGACCACAAACGCATATACTTCGCTGGAGCTGCCATGGATGACAATTACAACATGCAGAGGAAAGCTAATATACCCATAGATAGGTTGAAGTTCTTGAGAAACCAAGACATGGAAGAAAAAAATAAGGGAGCCAAGATGATTGACTTCGTCGAGCATCAGAGGGACATGATGGACCTTATTAAGGTTCAATGCGCTTTAGTACAGGTAACAACTTCTCCACAAGGAACCCAAAGCTTTGATCTGCCCCCAAACCTCAGAAAACAGAAAGGGGCTGACAAGGCAAGGAAGGATTCATACTCAGCGGTAGTTCTAGGTAATTGGGGAATGAATGTTTATTTCGATATGCTTGAAGACAAAGGTGATGACATACAGACAACCTTCACGCCAATGTTTATTTCTTAACTTTTAAAAGTTAGAAAGTTACTTTGTGTGTAATATAATATTACAATGGCGAGGAAATATACAAAGAAATCAGATTACTGGCAGAAGTTTAACAAAGAGCAGAGTCTTTCGGATTTGGTGCAGCCAAGTCAGCCAGAAGAGTCTTACTCACCGGATCTAGTAGGGGAGGCGTTTTATACATCTGATGCTTCTTATGGTCATGTTTCAAAAGCTAGAACAAATAGCACTCCTACTAGCAGAGCTACTAGGGTAAACGCCTCCGCTGTAAGAACTACAATAGATAGGTTCTCTAGTATTCGAAAAGGTCTTCTTCCGTACGAATATGCTAGTGATGGGGTCCATGTCCGTGAAGGTATAGAGCTTTGTCAGAAAGCGTATGCTAATGTAGCAGTCTTTAGGAATGCAATAGATATAATGTCTGAATTCGCCAATACAGATATTTACCTTGAGGGAGGTACAAAGAAGAGCCGGGAGTTCTTCACAGAGTTTTTCAAGAGAGTCAACTTGATCAACCTCAAAGACCAATACTTTCGTGAGTATTACCGTAGCGGTAATATATTTATATACCGTTTTGACGGAGAGTTTAAAGCTGATGATTACGCTAGGCTTATGAACCAAGTGGGTGCTATAAACCCTAGTGCTAACAAGATACCTGTTAAGTATGCTGTTCTGAACCCTTTCGACATAGTAGCTAAAAGGGCTTCTACTTTCAATATCGGCGCTTATGAGAAAGTACTTTCTGAGTATGAGCTTTCTAGGCTTCAGAACCCTCAAACAGAAGAAGATCAGCAAATTTATGACTCATTGGATGAAGATCTAAAAAAGGTGGTAGATGATGGAGGTTACTACACAGACGGCGTTAAGATCAAGCTAGATCCGCAACGCCTGAGCTTTTCCTTTTACAAAAAACAAGACTATGAGCCATTCGCAATTCCATTCGGGTATCCAGTCCTAGAGGATATCAATGCTAAGCTTGAGCTTAAGAAGATGGACCAAGCTATCACTCGTACTGTTGAAAATGTAATTCTGCTCATCACCATGGGGGCTGAACCAGAAAAGGGCGGTATTAACGGCAACAACATCAACGCTATTCAAAACTTGTTTAAGAACGAGTCAGTAGGTCGTGTTTTGGTATCTGACTATACAACCAAGGCAGACTTCGTGATTCCAGACCTTAATAAAGTGCTTGGACCTGCTAAGTATGAAATACTTAATCAAGATATCAAGCAAGGTTTACAGAATATTGTCCTAGGTGAAGAGAAGTATAATTCAACACAAGTAAAGGCCCAAATATTCATAGACAGGCTCCAAGAGGCACGGCAATCATTCATGAATGACTTTTTGCAGAAAGAAGTTAAGAGAATCGCCAAGAGTCTTGGTTTCAAATCTTACCCTACCGTTTGCATGAAAGATGTTGACATGCGTGACGAGGTACAGCTTATGCGTGTAGCCACTAGACTTATGGAGGTTGGAGTACTTACTCCTCAACAAGGTATGGATATGTTCCACACAGGGAGGTTCCCCAACTCTGAAGACATCGCCCCTGCACAAAAAGACTTTGTAGAAAAAAGAAAGGAAGGTTATTACAATCCTATTGTAGGAGGTGTGCCTATGATTGAAGATGAGGTCTCTGTAGACCCGAAAACCAATACCACTCCCAAAGCTGCTGGTAGGCCCAATGATACCACAACGACAGAAGCTAACTATTCCCGTTCAAACATCCAAACTACCATATACGAAGTAGAGGCGCTTATTTCACAAGCCAAGGATCAAATGAAAGAAAAGCTTGATTCAGAGGAGCTTGACAAGCAGCAGAGCGATATGGTTACAAAGCTTTGTGAGTCTATTGTGTGTGCTTCTGACAAGAAGAATTGGGGACAAACTTTATCAGCTTGCATACAAGACTTTAACGCCATCGAAGATTTAAATACATTAGACAGCATTTTAAGTGTAAGCACTAAGCATAACTTGGATGTTTATGCATCCGCAATTTTATATCATAGCAATGAAAATTAATCCTGAAGATATTGAAGTACCTCTCGAAAGTGAGATGACCGTCAAAGACGGTGAAGTTGAATTGTCAATTGCCAAGAAATATGGCGATTCTGAAGCCGGAGTTTATAAATCGTATATGAGTGTCTGTGCTGAAGATGACAAGTGCATGGTTGATACCAAAGGTATGGACAAAGATGAAACTATGAAGTGTTGCTCCGCTCAGTATGGGAAGATGAGA